CCCATAGTCTTCTCCAGACGACGACGCATCAAAAGCTTCATGCCTTCGGGAGCGTCGGTCTGAACCCACCATGCGGTCGAACTGGTCAAGCGGCTCAACACAGCAGCGCCTTCGTCCAACAACCCGATGGATTTCACGGGGTTGATGTCGTTGTTGGCGTTGCCGGTGCGGAGAACCGACTTCAACAGAACTTCAGCTTGGAAGATGTTGCCGGGAGCGACAACCAGTTGACGAGGAACCAAACGAATTTTCTTTTGGTTGTTGTCAACGGCTTGACGAACTTGGATCAACATTTGTTCCAGCGAGGTTTGCGACAACACAGCGGCGGTCGACAATTGGTTGCTGAAAGTACCGTTCACGATGGGGTGAGCGGTGTTGATCAAAGACACGCCGTCACCGCCAACATAGGCGCTGTTGAAAGCGGTGTTCAACACGTTAGCAGACAACAGTTCTTTGGTTTCCACCAAAGATTGTGCCAAGTGACGTGCATAAACTTGACCGATACGAATGTGATCGCCGTCTTCCACCAACACTTTGGTCAAAGCAAAGGCCAAGCCATACACTTTGTACACATAGCGTTGCAGGAACAGGACACCACCTTGTTGATAGGTCACGGGCGTACCGTCAGGCAACTGAGGTGCGGCGCCGAAACCGTACAAGACGGGTTCTTCGTGGTAGTTACGGGGAATGCCGTCTTCTTCACGGAACACACGGCTCCATTCGTCGGCACGTTGATCATAGACTCCGTCGAAGCATTCGTTAAGAATAGGTTCAACAATCGAACGGAAGTCCGTACTGCGCATTGGTGCTGCCATGATTTAGCTCCCTTTATGCAATGGCGTTCACAGTACCGAAGAACTGCGAAGCTGAGTTAACGACACGGACGACGGTGTAGGAATCACCCCACGCATTGTCCACATAGGGGGCCAGATCAACGACGCGCATTTGCCCGGGTTGAGCATTACCGACAGCGGTCGAAGCACCCAAGGTAGCTTGCGACAGGCCAGTAGTGGTCGAGCCAGCAGTCACGTTGGTGAACAGGTACTCATTACCGATAGTGGTTTGAGCCATCGAGCCATCAGCTTGAATTTCATAAACGATGTTTTGATCGTTGTAGAAATAAGCAACGCAAGAACCAGCGATGTACGCGGTGTTTGCGGGCCAATAGTTGGACACACGACGACGACCAGTGGAATCAGTCCATTCCACACCAGCAAAAGCGCCAGACCAAGTGGCTTGGGTGCTGTTAGCGGTGATAGGAACGATGACGCCAGCGGAGGCGGAATAGGCTACTGGTTGACCTTTAAGAATAGCGGTCGAGTAGCCAGAGGTGATACCGCCAGCAAGCGCTTGAGCGCGATCCAAACCGGAGGGGTGGAACGCGGGGCGCAAGCCGAACGGAGCAGAGGTTGCACTCATATTAAACTCCTTGGGTTAGCCGGAAAATACCGGCATTTTGCTTGGCTGTTGATCAAAACCACCAAAACCCTCACCCTCGACTGACACCAAAGAACGACCTCGGCTGTCTCGTGCCGCACCTTGCAGTTGCTCCTGTTGGACTCGGATTTTCTCCTCCTCCTCGCGGGGCTTCTCATGATGTTGATACAACATGATGTCCTGATAGATGTCCATCGGCAGTTTGAACAGCAACATTTCGTTGCATGAGATGTAGCCAACATGCTCACCTGACTTCACTCGATAATTTTCAAAGCCGGGGAACTCTTCAGACTTAACTGGAACGTACCCTTGGCGAATCCGCTTATCAATGGAGTCGTAGCTGTTGGTTGTCGAAAGCCAGCACAAGTGCCAGCCATCTAGGTTAGGTAATTTCGGAAGCGCTGATTGCGTCCACTCCTCACTCCACATCTTGCGACGTTCCTGTGTTGAAGCGAACTTATTCTCGGGTGCTTCGCGGCTTGCGTCCTCGCTTGCGCGATCATTGCGGCCACCAGCACTGAGGGATTTCTTTAGGCGTGATTCTGTCATGTTTGTTCTCCAAGTAATTAGCGGTTACCGCCTTGGCGGTCATATCGAATGAATTCGGCGATCATCTTCTTTTTGCGCTCAGGGTTGTCCCAAGCCCCAATCTCTTTCATCGCTTTCACCCGTTCAGGTGACAGCGTGAATTGATTGCGGTTAGTACCACCATACGCAGCAGAAGCTTCACGTCCAGAACTGCCCACTACATTCCTCGGTTTACGAACAGCAGAATTGCCGTCAGATGCCCCATTGTAACGATGGGGTAAATACTTTTGCAAGCGGTTATCGAGTTCATCCCAATAATCTGGGTCAGTTGGTGTCCAACCTTCTTTAGAAAGTTCAACATCGACTTCTTTTGCGATGCGACTATCGGTGTCTGAACCGTCAACCTTATACCAATTGTTTCGTTTCAACCAGTCCGCAGCGTTGCGTTGCACTCGTGGATCGGGTGCGGCCGGTGCAACCGGTTGTTGGCGTGGTTGTTGGTCGATTTGGCGGCGTTGGTTCTCCAATGCGTCCAAGTCCTTACGGGCTTGATACATCATTTCTTGCGCCTCAACCATGGCTTGGCCGTCACCGCTGTTTGCGGCCTCTGCCAGCTTCATTTTGGCGTATTCAACACGCACTTGCTGGTCTTGGACGGCTTTTTCCACTCGAGAAACGAAGCCTTGGTGGCTTTCTTGTTCTACTCGTTGCAAACGCTGGTCGGCTTGAGCCAGTTTGCGTTGCATTTCTTCATTTTGGCGACGCAGAGCCTGAATTTGGGCGTCTTTTTCCTCACGACCACGCTTGGCAAGGTCACGTTTTGCCTTGCGACGTGCTCGTTTGGCCGCCAAAACAGCTTCTGAGTCATCAGGATGGTCGGGTTCTTCGTCTTGGACGTTCCCGCCTTCATTTTTCTCGACAGGCTCGTTTGAATTGTCGTCATCGGTGACAAAATCATCCGGCAAGTCGACCACCGCGGAGCCGTCAACGCCCTCTTCGATGTCTAAATCTTGATCTTTTGGTTCGTTACTCATGTTGGCTCCTTAAACGTAAGCTTTGAACGACAGTGGGTCGTCTGTGACTTTCGCAATAAGTTCGTTAGAACTATTTCTTGACTGCAAAGTGTTGATCAATGCAATCGCAACTTGCAAAAGTTGATCGTCATTCATTTTTTGCCTGAACGAATTTGCACACCAGCAAACAAGTCGAACATTGTCTTTGTAGTAACCCCGTGTTTGATCAATACGATCAATCGAAACATTCATGGCACTCACAATTCCTTGACCCCAAATCATTTGCAGGCCAGTCAATGCACATTTGCCATCTTGCTCAATCCACATATTCAACAAAAACTCTGTAGATATGTCGCCTCCTTCACGCTTTTTGGCTTGTGAAGCCATGCGTGAAAGATTGACTTTGGGAGACAATTTTTGCATTCCGCGATACTTTTCCTGTGTCAAGGAATTTCTTTCCTTAATGCGATTTCTCACCATTTCATTCGTGGCGTATCGTTCTCTCCGCTTTTGGTTCAAAGCGTCTTTGTTCTGAGCGTAGTATTCTTTTTGGCTCATACATACACCTTAAAACTCAATGGATCATCGACGATCTTACTGATAAGTTCATGGTCGTTAATCGTCATGAACAAAACTGGGTCTTCGCCATCCTCATTAGAAACTGGACGCTCCCAACGGTCGCCACCCCAGCGAGGAACGCGCACAAAGTCACCAACATTTGCCCAAGAACCCTCTGGCCATGACGCCATTGTGTCTCGGTTTTTGAACGCCAATGGGCCAATAGACACGACCTTACCGATCATGTTGTTCCATTTTTCGTTCTCTTTGGTTTCATCAACGATGATGATGCGTCCAGCCTTCTTTTTGATCCGGCGTAGTTGGACGATCACGCGGCCACCATAAGGCTGCTGCCCCGGTGCCACATCTGGGAATGCCCATGCCAGTTCAACTGGATCAGACACGCCCGCTTGCCCCTCAATCGTGGGGATTGGGTCTTTTGTATCACTCATACTAACTCCTAAAATCACCTTTGCAGGTGCGTCTTCTAAGCGCTTTATCAGCGCGGCCTCCGTCCTTTAGGGGGACGTTTCATGCCCCAGTTAAACTGGGGTCTATTCTTTGCCCTTATCCTCGTCCAGCAGGTTGTCGATCTCGTCCAGCACTTGCTGGAAACCTTCGTATCTACCCACCAGACGTTGATAAGACTCCCAAGATTGAGCATGCCCCGAGGCTAGGGACGCGCTCAACTCGGCTTGTTGAAGCTTGATCACATGGATCAGGCGGTCAATCATTTTTGTTTCTTCAATGCGCTCAGACCGCCAGATGACTTGCCTTGAGATTGGCTGCCGCCTTTGGGTTGCAGGCTAGTGCCGTCCAGCTTTTCGCCTTGGGCCAAGCGTTTGTGCTGGGGCACGTTGATGCCCTTTTGTTCTGCTTCAGATGCCATTTGGAACTCCTTGTTGTGGCATTGCTGCCGGTTGTGGCTGTTGAGCCGATTGTAAATTCTGTTGCTGCATATCGGCAGCGTGATTGATCGTTTCGTGCGTCAATTTTGCATTTTCGATCTGAATGCGTGTCTGGTTGTCCAGTTGGTTGCGCTGTGCTTCCACTTGCAACCGTGCCTGAGCAATCTGTTGATCCGCCTTATCCTTAGCCGCCTTGCGTTGTGTCTCTGCCATGCTGGTGTCTTTGACGACTTGTGCATCTGGAGGCAGTCCACCTTGAGCAGCTTGTTGGCGCTGTTGGGCTTGCTGGATGAGGCTTTGGAAGGCCGGTGCGAAGGCTTGGAACACCTCTTTGGTGTCTTGCTCCACATGGGCGCCAACAACTGCATACAGTTGGTCGATGCTTGAGGTCAACTTCGGATCGTCGTAGTTGTTTACAGGCTTGCCACCGCGGGACTCAGCCACATAGGCATTGCTACGGTTCAAGTACCAGAGCGTCATGTGTTGCTTCAAGTGCTCGATCACATTGTTCAGATAGTTCGGATCAGCAAATGGCGACTGGCCCAAGAAGGGGTTCATCGCAAACTGCAAGTGATCTTGGATGTGAGCGATGTGGTCTTGCTGCATGTAAGCGTATGCAGGCTGGCCAATGAGCATGGCGGCGTTTTCGTCCGCAGAAGTGCGTTGCTCTGGTGCAGGCACGTCCTTCATGATCTCGTTGATGTCCGGCACTTTCATCTGTTTCAAGAAGCGAGACAACACTTTGGACACGTTAAACTGGTCGGGATACTTGTCGACCAGCGCCAACACGGCTTGGTTCTGAGCCATGCGCTGAGTCTCAGAGAAGATGTGCGGATCAGACACCGGAACGATGTCGGTGTTCTTGGCGAAGTCATCACGCTCAATATCCAAGTCGGTGACAACGTCAGCCTTACGCATCTCGTCAAAGTGCCAGCGGTTCAACCGGCACAGAATCTTCAGCACACGGGCTTGAGATTCATGCAGTCGAGCGTGAATAGCGGAGAACACCGCGGCGCCCTGCTCAATCAGCGCTTGAGTCGTGCCCACAGGAGCCTGAGAATTGACGTCAGCGACCTTTTCTTCGCTGGTGGTCACTACCCCCTTGGCGGCCGTGTCAAGCCAGCCTAGAAGCTGGAATAACACGTCCGAAGGCGGATTGAACGGCATGGGCATGGCGATCTGACGGATGTCTTGAACGCCGGGTGCGCCCTCTATTTCAATGACTTGGGTGACATCAGGTTGAGCAGACTGACCTGAAATCTTAGCGCCCTTAAGCTTAAGCATAGTAGCGCTGTTGTTGATATGTGCAGTGTCCAACAAAGCGCGCAAAGCACCAGTAAGAGCGGCACTAAGACCGCCAATAAGCTGCGGTAAACCAATCGCATAAGCACCTCGCCATGGGATGAACTTAAACTCAACAATCCAATCCAGCTTGGTCATTGTTTCGTCTGTTTCTTCCCAGTTGCGGTACAGACCAACGACTTGATTGCTCAATTCATCGATCATCAGGATGTACGGCGCCATCTCACCCTTGGAATACTTGTCGTCTTCAAGTTCCATGTAGGTGTAGATGTGGTAGACCTTGCGCAGACCGTCATCATTGTCCTCATACTTCTTGCCCTCGATTTTGTCGTTGGCTTTCTGAGGCTTGGTGGGGTCAATCTCCATCGTGGCGCGGGTGATGCTCACGTCACGGTACATACCAGACGCTACACGGCGGTTGAACTCCCAATGGGTGATCTCGTGCATCTCAGCCGCACGTTCTGCCGTGTAGAAGTTAGTCGCCGCAAAAGGCAAGATCACCCGGTCAATCGGCAAGAACTCAACGCATGGGCGTTTCTTCTTTTCGTCGTACCACAGCTTGAAGTACTGTGAGCCGCCTAAAGGCAGTTGGGTCAGCAGTTGTTCTTGCTCATCACGGAACTCTTCGATCTGTTCGGTGATCTGCCAGTTTAGGAAGTCACGCTTGCGCTCTGCGACCTCCAGTTTCTGGTCATCAACCGTGCCAATGATCTTCGTGCGTACAGGGCCGTCCGGCGGGAACATCTCTTTGATCGCCCGTGCAGCGAAGTCGACGCAACCCTCAGCCATGGCAGGATGGACGACCTTAGAGGCTCCCATAAAGGTTGCACCTCCGGGGGCATCATTGCCCATACCAGTCCGACGAATACCCTCTTCATACTGCTTATCTCTTAATTCTCGTGCGTTCTTGTCGTTCTCAAGCAGGTCAATGTACCGAGCAGATAGCGGCTGCAAGTCCCAGTCGCTCATGCTTTCTGCCATGTTGGAGTAGAAGTCAGGGTTGACCTCTGGGCCGTCCTCCGGCAGCGTCACTATCGCAGAGCCATCAGGCAGTTCTTCGGTGTCAATGTCCTCTTCAGGAATGTCTACTTCCGCACTGCCGTCTTCGTTCAGTTCTGGGTCGATGTTGTCTTGCTCGTCCATCATTTGGCCTTCTTGAAGTGTTTAACGCTCATCAGTTCGTACTGCATGGCGTCAAGGTTGGGCGAAATTGTAACTTTTTCTTTGGTGATGCCGTGCCCAACAGGCTTGATTGTCCCACCTTTTTTGGCCTGCTGTGGCTGTTGCGGTTGCATAGCACCCATTGCACGGCCTTGCGGCGTCATCTGGAGGATGTTGCTCAACGATGTGGGCTGTGGGCTTTGAGGGGCTGGGCCACCTTGTGGTGGTTGACCGCCTTGTGGGGGCTGCTGTTGGCCTTGCTGGGGCTGTTGACCGGGTGCGGGTGGTTGTGTAGGCCACAGTTGTTGCCCGGGCACCGCGGGTTGCATGTCAATCCCACCAACGGGCAACTGGCCGGGATGTTGGCCATGCGGCAGGATAAAGTCTTTGGTCGGCAAGTTGGGTGCTTCTTCAGCGCCAACGTCCTTGATAGCCACGTCACCGCCATCGGCTTTGTTCATGATGTGGCTTTGCTTGCCACTCTTCTCAGCCACATAGTAGGCATCATGGCCAGCTTGGCGGATAGCGTTCTGGATGTTGGGGTCTTCAATGTGCTTGTAGTGGCCGCCAGACAGGATGTCAGCCAAGTGCTTATGCACATCGGTGATGGGCGCCAAGAGCTTGTGCTGTGCGGCAATCTTGACCACGTTGGCCACATGCTCTGGGTTCTCATAGTCAAACGGGTTCTTGGGTTGGCCACCGGCAGCCATGTGTGGCTTGCGCAGTGCCAGAGCGGCTTGCATCTCGTCGATTGATGGTTCCACGTTGCCTCCTTTGGCATAGCCACCGGGATTGCGTTTGGTTCCATGAACCTGAGCAAAGTAATTCAATATGGATTCCAAGTCGTTTGGATTGAACTTGTCTTCCGTCATGCCGCGTCTGAAGTTGCCCACATTGGTCACTACTCGGCTGTTGATGGGCTGTGAGAATTTATCTTTAGTTTTTTCCAATTTGCCAATTGCTTGCGCTCTTAATTGCGCCAATGACTTAGGATTGTCAATGTTCTTTTTGATATTTTTAATATGGCCCATTGCATTTGAATAGGCGTCAGGCATCAACATTTCAATAGGCATGTTGCCGATGGTTCCCTTATTCAAGCCTTCGTAATCAGTGTCGTATGAACCATGTCTAGAAAGCCTCAATGGCGCACCGGGCGCAGCCTCAACCACAGTGTGACCCATAAAGCCTTTGTCAAGCTTGGACAGTTCTGGATCGAGAATTGCGGCCTTTAGATCGGCCAAGTTGTAATCCAGCAATTTCTGGCGTTTGACATCACCGAGACGGCTCATAATCAATTTGCGCAGATCGCCCGCGGTTGAATCCAATCCATATCCGCCGGAGCGCAGTTGTTCCTCCACTTCAGGATGATTGAAGCCTAAGAAGTTGGCATAGGGATATGTGCGGATTTTTTTCTTTGTTCTAGGCTCTTCAACCAATTCATGGCGGCTTCGGATGTCTTGATTTAAATCTTCAATCTCCGACTTTTTCAAACCACGTTGGCGAAGCAGTTGCAAGGCCACATCCATGGGCATCGTTGAAAAGTTCTCACCATGTTCTCCCATGGTTGTCGGCAACAAGAACACTCGGCCAGTACCGCCACGCTCTAGATCTTTTTGGGATGCTTTATCAATGCGGTTTTGTACGCGGCTGGCAATGCCAAAATTAGATGCGCCACCAATACGCTGGGCCATGTGGCGCTTATCAAGCGAGTAATCGTTTCCACCCTCAGTTAAGACGGGTTTGTCCAGTTGATGGCCGGACACATTGGTCACCAACATATCGCGTGTCGTAGCGTCGTATGGGATGCCCGTGAATGCGCCTTGGTTTTCATGCGCCTCAACATCAAAAGGAACCCGAGGAGCAAGGTTGCCTTGAGGTGTGGCCACGAACCGTGTACCGACTTCAGGGTGTGGTTTTGTGGTTGTGTGTACAAGGTAGCCCTTGCTGCCGCCGCTTTGGAAATGTTCCACATTGCCTCCTTGGGCTTGTCTTTGCACGGGAACAGGATTGAACACCGCCGCAGTTGGCATGCTCAGATTCCGGTTAATCATACCGTTGTATCCGTAGTCTTTGATGAGCCGTTCGTAATCATTGGCTGCCTGCACTTGATCCACCAAGCCGGGGTTGACCATGGACGTATGAGGCGTCCTGTTGGCCTCCACGGCAAGCTTGCGCAACATTAACGGGTCAGCGCCCATGTCATACAACTTGTCGACCATCGCTTTGTATTTATGTGTGCCCAAACCAACTTCACCACGTTCTGGGTTGCCAGCATAAAAATACGTCCGGTCACGCACGGCGCCGGGTTCTTGTAAGCGGCTTGCTTCTGCACCTTTAATGCCAGTGCCATATCTGGTTGGGTCAGTCATAGTCAGGTTTGGTTCGTGGCTGAAGTGGGTCAGTTGCGCAGTCTCGCCGCCTTCTGGTTGGATCAAGTGGCGGATGTATGCGGGAATGCCACCAGCATAACTGCCACTGTTCATCTCTGGAGGCAACAACACAGCCCTTTGAGGGGCAAACTGGAAATGGTTGTCCAGTAAGTTCTTCTTTTCGGCCTTGGCGGCTTCAAACAAGTCCATACGGCCCTTGCGCTTGGCGTCATAAGCAGTCTCATCCAACGCTGCCACTTCAGCTTTTATGCGGGCATTTAACGGCGTGTAATTAACCACACTGTTTTGGCCACGAGTCTCTGCCGTCATGGCTGCTTGAGCCAGCGGGCTGAACATACCAGAGTGAGCCGCCCAAGCCTTCTCTTCGCCTTGAGGGCCAAAGGTCGTGCCGTGCAAGGCATGGCCATAGACATCATGCACCGCCCGGAACATTTCATTGTCATTCAAGCCCGACTCGGGATGGACGTTGTGCAAAAAGTCATGGCGGTCGCCGCCTTGGAAAACATAGAGGTGTCGGTGGCCATGCACATCGCGCATCATCTCTTTGCTGTCTTGGTAGTTGCCTTCACCATTGCGGTGAAAACTCATGTTGATTGGTAGGCTCTCAAACTGGCGCTTAGTTTCATGGGCCAAGTGGCCATACGCTTTTTGCAGCAGTTGATCGTAGTCTTGAGCCTCACCAACGTGCTCAGGCATGTGGCGCTTGTAAGCCTCGTATATGGCTTTCTTGTACTCTGGGTGATCTGTGGCCGCCAGAAGGAATGTGCGTCCAATGGCGCCTTGCTTGGACAATGAACTGGATGAATTGTCAACAGGCTTGTATGGCTTACCTAAATGCTGTTTTGTATATGCCTCAGCCGCATGGCGAATGGCATTGTCCGGGCCTTTGATTATCCCTTTGACCGCTTCGTCCGTAAGTGGTTGCGGAACTGTGTCTCGTGATAGTCCTTGCTGGCCTTGACCGGTGTCCCGATGGCTTTCGATATTGCCGCTCGTAGCTGCGAAGCCCGATGCAACGCCATGTGGGCGGACTCGGTAGAATGGGCCTTCTTGTGCTGTGTCATAGGTTATTCCTTGTTGTGTGGCCATGGGCACCTCGGGGAGTTTTCGGCATTATGCCAAGCCATGATGACTGTGGCAAACACAATGCTTGAGTCCAGTTTAACTGGGGCTGTGGATAACTTTGCAGTCCAGTTAAACTGGATCACGATGCGTAAGGATTCCCTTTGTGCCGCATGTTGTACAACTCTGCGTCTTCGATGTCATCGCTGTCTACGCTGTCGTCCCGCGGGAAGTCGATGGTAATCCAGCCGCCGTCACGCAGGTAGCGCAGGCCTTGTGAGATGCAGTCCACGAACTCGTCGTGTTCCGTCCCTTCGGGGAATGAACAGATCTGGCTCACCATGCCCTCAGCCCATGCGCGGACGTAGCCCTTACGCTGGTCAGACTCAGGCACCCACACACGGCCAGCCTTGATGATGTTGGCCACGATGCTTAGGCGCTGAATCTTGTCGGCGCGGCCGGGGTTATATGCGTGGACGGGTAGACCAGCCTGTTGCAAGTCTTGTATCAATGAGATGCCAGCCGACTTGTCCTCCACCAATAAGAGGTCGACGCGCTTCTTTTCCTTGCCCTCGCCGTAGACGACTTCAAACTCGTCGATTACTTTGGGGCGCAGTTGGGGGTAGGTGAGGTGGTCTTGCCAGCAGTCGATGACCATGACACACATCCCACCGTCGAGGGGCTTGAATACGCCCAGAGTAATGCAGCCAGTTGGATCGTTGTGGGTCTTGTCGCTAGTGGCACAGTCGTAAGACTGGATGATGTACTCGAACTTGGGGAAGGGCTTGTGTCCCGGCCAGAGGCGGAACCAGTCGCGCTTAACAATGCCCCCTTCTTCGGGGTCGATGATTTCTGCATGGATTTCCTGCCTTCCTAAGTTCGTGCCTTCGTACTGGAGAATCTGCTTCTGGAACGATGGCGCCAAGTTCTTGATGTTTGAGTATGTCGAGGCGCGTGTGATCACCACGTCGTCCCCCTCGCGGCCAACCAGATCCATGATCAATGGCTTGGGCTTCGGGGTGGTGGTGACGATCACCTTCGTGCGCTTACCCAGCCGCACCGAGAACATGATCATGTCCCACGACTCTTGCAGGTAGTCCCATGCGGCCAACTCGTCGCACCATGCGCCGTGCCACTGAGCACCCCGGAAGCGGTCAGGCTCACTCGCTGAGATGCCTTTGATCAATGACCCATTCTTGAGATACAACTCGTGCAGGCTCTTGTTATAGCCCTCTGGCTCGACCAGTTCTTTGGGGATCACGGCCAGTAAACCGGACTCACCCTCAAAGCATGTGCCGCGGACGTCCGAACTTGTGGGGGCCGCCACCAGCCAGCGGGTGTTTGGGTTCTCCCATGCCCATTGACCGATAGTCTCGGCGGCCGTGCGTGTCTTACCTGCTCCGCGGCCAGCCAACATCATCCAGATCGACCACCAGTCGCCGGACGGCTCGACTTGGTACTTCATGGCCTTGTTCTCGTGCCAATCCATCCACCACAGCCACGCCGCCCTGTCCTCTGTGGACAGTTGCAGGAACATCTCCTGCGTCTTGGGGTCGTCTAGTACGTCCTCAACTTTCATTGGCGTCGACCTGCTTCTTCAGCTTGACAGCCTTCTTCAGTTCGTTGAACAAGTTCAAGTGGGTGTCGATCACCACCGGGGCGTTGGGGTCACCCGCATGCTCATGGCGGGCCAGCTTCGGAACGTGGTACTCCACAACCGACTGGAACATGTCGAACGCCTTCGCTGGGTTGGGCTGGACAACATATTCGCCCTCATCGTTACGCACTCCCTTGGCCACTTGATCGAGCCATTCAGAGAGCCTGTGAGCGTTTCCGTCAACAAATGAGGCTATGGCCTGTCTGGCCTCCGAAGTGGCCTTATTGGGCGTTCCCGGTGCCCTGCCGCCTAATCTAACTCCCATGATTACATCTCCCTAACTGTTTTCGGCTACTTTAGCCGTCTTGCTGTATTAGCCGTAAGTTTAACTCGCCGTTTGTTTTTCTTGCAAATCAACGCATTTTGAGGCTGTTTATTTGATCTACGATCCATTGGGCATCATTACGCATTGCTTCGAATAGATGCCAGTCTTCTTTGTCTATCTTATTACCTGCGTTATGCATTTCGTAGACGTTCTCGTATACGCTACGCAGTCTTACGTTGATGCGCAGGCATACTTCCATGGGCAGGTGTACATCCCATAGCTTGGTGATTGCGTCCATTGCTTCTGTGAAGCTGTCGTCGCATCCAGTTGATGTGTAGATGCCGAAGACGTATTCGCCTTGATCGTTTACTTTTTCTTCGGTCGGGATTTCGTCGATTTCGAATTCAATTGCTTTGCTCATTTCTCACTCCTTTTGGTTTCGTTTTGGGATTCTTCTCTATGCTTGTTCAGTATCTCTTGTACTTTGTCCTCTATGGGGAAGACGTATTCGTGTAGGAACTGGGTGCTGAGTATTCTGTACATTGCCATGGAGCCAGCCCAGTTTCCTTGTTCGTCTTTCATGTTGTTGGCGGCGATGAGCAGTTGTTCAATGGAGTCTGGATGAAACTTCATGTGTTCTTCTCCTGCGCTGCTTTCAAAATTGACCGAGCAAAATCAATGATGCGGATTTCGGTCGAGGCGTATTTGATGGTCTTATCCCAAATTTGCATGATCTCTTCATGCGATAGGTCAATCCATTCGTCCTTTGCATCCAACGCTCTGTTGGCCATTTCCAAAGCGTTCTTCAACCGATGCAACTCAATCTCAACGTCTTTGAGTTTTGAAATTGCCTCAAATGTTTTTTCGTTTTTCATCTCGCATCTCCTCAAGTACAGTTTTGAATTGGTTGTTGACAATATCCAGTTTCAACATTTCTAAAATACCAACTACATGTGATGCTGGCAAAGTACCGTTGTATTTCATAACAAGATCAAATAATTCAACCATCAATGTACCAGCGTTCATGTGTTTTTCTCCTCGGTGTAACCGTTCTTTTGCTTGAGCTTGGCTTCAATGGCTCGAGCAATCTCAATTGTGACTGTGTTGTATTTTCTAAAACGCAAAAGATTCCAAACGTCCTCTTCCGTCAGACCAACCCATGTGCGCTGTGGTGACAACATTTTTTGAACATCCCCACACATTACTTTGATTGCGTTGTAGCCTTCAGGATCATTGTTGTCTGCAAGTTCATAAGCCTCTTGCATAATCCTGATTCTGATGGGTTCAAAGTCTTTGTTGCTTATCCACCCCACAGGCTCCTGCACAGGTGCTGCAAGGGCTTGCTTAATGGCGGTGATGGCTTGTTGCGTCCGATATGAACCCCCCAATCGCCACACAGCAACATCGCCACCATTTTCTCCAGTCAACATATCAGGAATACCAAACAGTTTTTCCAACGCATCTAGCGCCACGCGTAGGGCTTCGTCTTTAGTCATGTGTTCTTCTCCTTGAGTGGATCGGTTGTGAACTTGGTGTCGCCAATGGCAACCCAATAGCCCTCTCGGTATCCTTCGTAGTGAGCAAGCCACCTTCCGTTCAAATCTTCATCGCTCATGTGGGGAACGTCGCCTTTTTTCATTGCCTCGACGTAAGCGTTCTTTCGGTTGGTCGCATATCTTGCGGCATCAAGATGCAGTTGTTCTGATGGTGTCATGTGTTCTTCTCCTCGGCGTAGCCGTTCTTTTGCTTGAGTTTGGCTTCGATGGCTCTAGCGTATGTGTAGATATTGAAACCAACGCCATTTTCAACTGACATGGGCGTACTGCGAATTTTGTCAATCTCCTCATCCGTCAGGTCTTGCCATTTCTTTGGATTAAATACACCTTGGGGTCGATAGCCATACAAAGACGCTTTCAAATTCCCAAGTGTTGTTGACCCACAAAGCAGTCCTGCCAATTGAGGTTT